AGTAGATGGAACTACTAAAGTTTTTATCTTTTCACCAGTAATTTTTTTACTCACATACGCAGTATATGTATGTACACCGCTTTGAGTTCCGCTTGTATTTATTGCAGTACCGCCAAATGTAGCCGATAATTTAAAACTATTTGCTCCAAAACCTGAAGAAATAATAAAATAATTAGTACTTGCAACTAATCCAGTTGGTAAAGCTCCTGTTGTTGTGAATGATATTTTATTACCAACCTCTAAACCATGTGAATTTTTACTAACTACGCATGGTGAAGCAATTGATAAAGTTGCGGTGCTTGTTTCGATTTCATTTACCCAAAAATAATCTAAATCATTGATTTCTGTATCTGTAAATGTCGTTATGTCTTGTAATCTACTCATATAACAAAATTAGTTAAAAATTTAACAATTAATAGTAAGAACGTGAATTTTTTATTTTATCATTGAATACACATTTCAATGATGGCTTGTCAGTTGTGTCGATGTATTCAATTTCTGCACTTTCAGAAACAATACATGGATAATCTAAATAGTATTTAACGGGGTTTTTAAAGTTATAATCTGAAACATAAACTTCATTCTCAGACAATAAATGTAGATCAACTAAACTTTCAATGTAGTTAATAGGTATGTTTTTAGTTTCTAAATAGTATTTATTTAAATTCTCTCTCATTACCTTATTCATTTTTCTATCTGAATAGATAATGTTATCTACAAAAGTATTAGGTTGTCTATCTCCAAAATAACCAGCAAACCGAATAGTATCAACAACCTTTGAATTAGTAAAATCTATGTTTTCAATTGATTGATTAGAATTAAATATACTTTTCAATCTAACTGTATTTTTTACCTTTAAAATATCGTATTCTTGAAGCGAATATTCACCCCACAAAATAGTATCTACTATTCCAGCAATTGTATAATCGATTTTTAATTCATAGCATCCTATACCGTTAATTTCTAGTTGTTGAGTCCAATTAACTTGACAGTATTTAGAATAAGTATCATTAACAAATGAAATAGGAGCTGGATTGTCTACTAAAATACCCTCTTTATATAATCTAAAAATAATAGTATCACCTGAATAGGCTTTTATCCATGCTCCAGTTATATCTTGCTCCCAACTTTCACCGTTTATTTTTCCATAAACATTAAACGCTACGCAGTTGCAAGTATCATCAAATTCACTAGGCAATGTTAATGTACTTTTTTTCTTTGATAGCATAACTTTGTTAAATACTTCAAAACCTCTATTTTCTAAATCTATTCCCATTCTAAATATGTATTGTTTTCAAATTGTATAATTTCACCACTTTCAAATTCAACTGATTCAAAAGCATCTGAGATAAATATTTTAGATGTTATTTTTGCATCTTTACTAAGTTTAGTTGTGTCTAGTAAACAACTAAATGTTGTTATGTTGCTAACTGTTGAACTTGTTAATGTAGTTCCTGAGATTGGGTAAATTGGACTATTTGCGTTATTATCAAAATCAATTACAGTAGATAATAAATAACGTGGTGAACTTTCCGTTTCTTCGATAGTTATCTCTCCCCAATAATCAAAACTTGTTAATGGACTATGATTGTGAATGGCTTTGATAGTCATTATTTCACCGTCTAATAAAGCCGTTACAAGTGTATTGTCAGAACGATATAATTCAAATGTAGTACTTATTAATGATTCAGTATTATAATCGCTTATGGGTAATGATTTTCTGTAAGTATAATCTGTTGTACTATTGCTTTGAGTTATTTTAGCTTTAATCGACCAATTACCAGTAATGTAATTTAACCAATTATTATTTTGATTAGGGTAAAAATCATTTGGTGCATTTATTTGAGTTTCCCAATATCTCCAATTATTAATGAATGGATAGTAAACAGTCCAATAATCTCCAGTTAAATCACTTGTTAAGTGTGCTTTTTTCTTTGCTGAGGTAGTTGGTAAGTCATTACCTACACTTTGATATTCATTTAAAATATATTGTCCTGAACTGTTTATAGGTGCATTTGATAAATCAAAAAATATTTTATCTAATTCAAATTCTTCAAATGTTACACTATTATAAGCAATAATTGACATTTTTAAACTATTCCATATATCATTAGGAACAAAATCAAAAGTAGATGTAAAGGCTAAATTATCCTCAATATTTGATTTGCTTAGAACAATACTAGAAGGATTTTCAATATTATCATCATGTCTTATAAAATATGTTAAATCATTATCTACTAATAATGGTAGTTCATTTTCAACAAATTTTGTTAATTGATTTTTAAATACTAAATGATTAATATTTCCACACCTAACCCAAATATAAAACAAACGATCATCTTCGTCTTTGCTTTCAATAAATGAGGTGAAAGTTGGTGTAAAAGTTAAATTAATTGTCCGTACCGTTCCAACTGTTGTTATACTTGTTATTGCAATTGTATAACCTGAATTAAAATCTGTATAAGTTCCAACTGCAATTGGTACATAAGCATTTAATAAATATGATACTTTTTGCTGATTATCTACCTTATTATTATAATACGTTTCATCTGTTGAAATATAACAAGCACCTAAATATAAATTGCTATTACTTGAATCAATTACTATTGTTTTGTTTGAAGCAGTAGCATAATCTAAACTAGTTATACCAGTTGTTAATGTACTATTTACAACCTCAGTATTAAAAGGCTCATCAAACCATCCAGTATTTGCATTCTCGCTAAATTCTAAAGTTTGCAAATTTGAAATGTCTCCAGCAACTGAATAGAACGAATATTTATAACATAACTTTAAGCAAGTGCCTAAACTGAACCAATCTTCTTTATAAATACCACTTTGAATAAACGTTGAAACTATTGTGTAAACTCGTGAACTATGAGCATCTGTATTTCTCGTTAAAACTGAACTAATTAAATATTGCCCTGATTGCTTACCAATTAATAAACCCGTTTTAGTTCCTGAAACAGATAAAGCATTTAAGTCTTTAAATTTAACCGTTGTTAGTTCGCCATCAATTAACGAGTTATAAGTTGGATTATTAGATTGGTCTATATGATTAAGATTAAAATCTAATTCATCGTAGTTTCTAGTACTTGATAATTGTAGAATGTAATCATTTTTATCAAAATAAGCACCAACAGTTGCAGTAAATCTAATAAATGTTGCATCAACTGAATCAACTGTATATGTTCTAGTTGCGTGTAAAGTCCAATTATCTTTCTCGTATATCTTTAAACTAACTGAATCACCTATCCTAAAACCCTCTTTTAACCAACTTTTAGACCCTAATAATTGCAATTGGTCGTTTATCCAATCAATTTGAAAACTATTAGTTGCATCTTCTTGAATTAATATATTTGCTTCAATAATAGATGTTAAAACTATCTTATCTCCAGCATTTGCTTTATATGATGTTGTAACATTTCCGAATATATCGGTATATGTATTACTTATTTGTTTCAGTCCCATATTTAGCTTTTATATTTTCAATTTCTTTTTCATCAATATTCCCGTTCTCAATCATTAATTGCATTGCTTTAATGTCGCTATAAATTGGTAATAATTCACTTACATTTAACTTACTCAAAGCAATAGATAATTTATCAAAAGATTGTTTTTGTTTTTCCTTCAATAAATCAATTCGTTCTTGAAGTCCTTTAATATCTAAATTATCCATTTATTATTGTTGTTGTTAAGAATTTACTTGAATAATCAAAAGGCTCTTTATAACTAATAGTTGCATAACTTTCCATGTCTTTATATTCGAGTTGTAAAAGTTCGCAAATTTTACCGTTTATATTAGCCCAATTATTATTTAACAAATTTACAAAATTTTCATCATTCATTAAGATTTTAACAGATTCTTTTATCTTATATCCGTTTAATTGTATTTGAGATAAATAATGATGATTATACCAAAGTGCTGAAGCTCCAATTTTAGCGATGTAGTTTTCTAATTGTTTACCGTTTGAAGTGTATAGTAATTTAGTATTTACAAAATATTGTTGACTAACTATTAACACTCCTATTCTGTCGGTTATATTTGACTCAAAAGAAGTAGAACAAATACTGTCGATGACTATAAATAACTCTTTCGCTCTTTGTTCAATCCAATTTAAAGTTTCTTTTCGTCTTCCTAAACTAAACGGAACACTAATATCTCTTAATCCTTTTATATTGTCGTTGTAAGTTGCTTGAATACTATCAGTAGATGCTTCAAAATCTGTTACCTCAAAATTATCTAGTGTGTGATAATCTGAATAGTCAGGCTGGTAGTGAATATAACACCTTTTCCAACTTTCATAAGTGTTCAAAGTATATTTATCTTGTCTAGTATCTTGAAGTGCTAAAGAAGTGTTAATTTGATTAGTTGCTATATCTTTCCAATAGTTTACACTTTCAATCTCAACAAGTCCATTGCTTACTCTACATTTTGCGTTAAAAGTCGTTTCAATTGCTTGAATTAACTGCCAAACTGAACTAACTGAATCGCTTCCTGTTGGATGTCCTTTTGTATATGCAAAATCTAACTCATTCGCTATAAAGTCAATAGTATATTTCTTTAAATTTTTACCTTTATATTTTGATTTAATTAAAGGAACTGGAAGAACCGTTAAACCATCTAATGAATCTAATAAAGTAGATTTAAAAGTATATCCAAACGAAATACAAGACTTTTCAATTAATTCTTTTACTTTACAAGCCTTAAAATTCCTAATTCTAGGAAATATTAATTCGCTTAATTGGTCTGCTAATTTCTTAATTGCAATAATCAATAAAGCAACATACGCAATTTGTAAAGCTAATTTAACCGCATCTTTTACAAGGTCTACAACTTTAACAATAACAACCGCACCAACACCAACACCAACATCAGGCACTAAATCAGCTACTAATTCAGCTGAAAGTTCTGCTAACTTTAAAATAGCAGTTTCTAAAGTCTGTACCATTACAAAAATTGAAAGTGAAAGTGTTAAACCCATTTCAATTTGATTTTGAGGTACAATTATATAAGGCACATCAATATAGGTAAATGTAGCTTTTTCCGTAAATGATAAATAATCAAAACTACTTCCTTGTGCTTGTTCATAGAAATTATCTTGATTCTTTAATCTTTTAATCTTTACCTCAACTTCATAATCTTTGTATATTGGTTGTTCTGTTAAGTCAACGTAATAATCTATTTTTGTACCGTTTGACATTTGAACTTGATAAGGTATTCCAGCAAACGAACCCATAGAAGCTAACCAATTTTCAACTTCTCTTTTACCTTCATTTGGTAGAATAATAGTATCTACATTTAATGATAAATCTTTATGATCCTTATCACTCATAGACGTTGAATCAGTCCAATTAGAAACGAATCCAATACTTTCAATATTTCGGGGAGTTATTTCAACCCCATTTATAAAGTGTCTCATTTAACTATGTATCTATTTGAATAAATTGAATTTTTAGTCGTTTTAGTTTCAACTATACTCATTGCTCCCTGAATAATCTCACCAGCTTCTATTTTAAAGTCGGGTTTGTTTTTAATGATATTTTTCAAGTCTTGAATTTCACTAATTAAAGCCATATTTTGCCAATTACCTACATTGGACGTTGCACCATCTTTTAGTTTAACCAATTCACCACTATTTATTTTATTCATTGTTAAGGCTAAATCTTCATTTGAAACATTACCTATCAATTGATTTTGTTCTTTCGTTAAAACTCTTTCATTTGGATGTAATATTGCATGAAAACCACCTCTACCATCAATACCGTTTCCATTTGTCCCTGTGTCTTCCGTTCCAACTTCAAATGAGGGTAAAGTTTTAAGCAATTGAGTAAGTAAAGTAATATCTGTAAATGTTTTCATTACTGGGTTTTTTACATTTGGATCACCAGCATTTTTTGCGTATGCACTAACTCCACCCTCAATTAGTTTCCACATAGCTTGTTTTTTCAATTCAGCTTGTTTTTTCTTATTCGCTTCAACTATTTGTTGGTTTTCAAGTGCTAAACTTTCTTTCGCTTGTATGTTGCCGTTTTTCGCTAAATCAGAATAAAGTGAGTATGCTTTTTCGTGTTGTTGTTTTTCAAGTTCTATTTGTGCTATTTTACGATTTGATTGTTCAATGAAGTAATCAGCAGTTAATTTTGTAATGTTGTTTAAATTAGTTGCAGTTTGTTTTGTGTCAATTACTATTTTAGTATTTGTAAGTTTAGAAAGTTCTAACTCTTCATCTGTTGTGCTTTTATGATATTCTTTATTTAATTTAATTATTTCTTTTAATGTTTCTATTCTGTTTTTTTTAGTTTGTTCTGCTATTTCTTTATCACTTGAATCTGAATTATTCAAATTAGTTTCCCATATCTTTTCATTATCTTCTAATCCTTTTAATTTCAATTGATATTCAGCTTCATATTTTTTAGTTAGTTGATCAAAATAATAATCGTTAAAATCATTTATTATTTTCTTTTGCTCATCTGTAAATTTCTCATCTAACTTTCTTAATTCAATTAATGTTGATTCTGTAATTTCTTTTTCAAGAATACCCTTATCAATTAAATATTGATTATATTTTGCTAAACTATCTTTATCCATTTTAGCAATTTCTTCTTTTGTTTTAATTTCAGAATTAATACTATCTATTTGTTTTTTAGCATTTAATTTAATTGTTTCTTGTTGTTGGATATATTCAAGTTCTATTTGTTTAATGTTTTCTTCTTGAATTGCAATAGTTAAATCTTTCTCAAATTTTATTTTTGATTCTGTTTTATCTTTATCATTTTCATTGTCAAAACCTTTATCTTTTATTATTTTTTGTAATAAATTGAAATTATAACCATAATCTTTTAAGTGCTTATTTAATTTATCTATTTCTTTACCTGTTCTTTCCATAACTCCTAATGGTTCTTCAGCAAAAAATGGGTCTTGACTTAATCCAGCTTTTTTTCTATTTTCCATAATTTCATTATAGAATTTTTCAGCTTCGTTATATCTTTCTTGAAGTTTTAACCTCATTGCTAAAGCTGTTTGAATCTTTTCATCATTCAACTTCATTTTATATTCAGCATCTTTATAAATCAAATAATTTTCAATAGAGCTATTTAATTGGTCTTGAAATTTCTTTTCATCTTTTAAATTCTTTAAAGTAGTTCCAAATTTATCGTTTATATCAGTTATTAATTCACTTCTTTCTTTGCTTCCTTTGTTAGTTTTACTTAAAGCTTCAATGTATCCTACAAATTCAGAACTTTCTTCACTTATAAATTTGATACCGTCTTGATACTCTTTATTTAATCGTTCTTTTATTTTTTGTTGTTTAATTAGTTCTTCATTAACACCTCCTAAATTAGAAGCCCATTCAATTATCTTAGCACCGTAAACAGTTAATAAAGTAACTCCAACACTTAATAAAGTACCAACTGAAAATATAGAACTTCCGATTTGACTAAATACACTTTTTACTGGTTGCCCTTGTGCTATTAATTCTTTATTTGCGTTTTTAATTTTTGTTATTTCATCGAAGAAAATAGGTAAGTTGTTAGATATTGCCATAAACCCAGTACCTACTGAATTTGCAAAGGCTGGCATCTCTCTTGTTAATTGATTAACTGAGTTTCCTAAACCATTATAAGCCATTGCATAATTACCAACATTACGTTGATGGTTACCCATTGAAGCATCTACTTTTTTGAGTGCATTATCATACGATTGCATTCTAACCTCAATGTTTTTCATTCGGGTTATTTCTGCATCCGTCAACTTACCGTTTAATTCCTTCTTAATTGCTAAGTCTCTATATTCGCTTCTTAGTTTACCCAACCAACCATTAACACGAGAATAGGCACTTTGTAACATTTGCTCACTTCTAGTAAGTTTATTTGTTACCGCTTCGCTTCTTGCCTTTTGTTGGTTTAAATCATTTTCCGCTTTCGCTTGTTTAACTTTTGCCTGTTCTAAAGCAGTAGCAACCTCAATTTCACCTTTTTCAAGTAGTACCTTTTGCTTAATTGCGTTATTTGCTTCTAGTATTGCAATTTTTGCTTGATTAATATCGGTTACACTATTAAATTTAACGTTGTTTAAACCGTCCTTAGATAATCTAGCAGTTTGCCTTAATTCATCGTTAAAAGCCTTTATTTTTACTTGTGCTTGTTCAAATTCAATTATAACACTCTTTAGAATGTCATTTTCGATGATGTCGGACTTTTTTATTGATTCAGCCATTATTTTTGTTTTTGTAAAGTGTCTATTAACTCAAAATATTGAGAAACTGTTGTATTGTATAAAGTAAGTGTATAGCCTTGCATCTTAGATAAATGATTAAGCATTTTTTGAATTGTAATTTCTTCACCGCTTTTATTTGTTAATGAGTTTATTTTAAATTCTAAAGCCGTTATTTTATTTAATTCAAATCGTTTTCCAGTTATAACGTATTCAAGTTGTGCCTTTGCTTTGCTAACTGATAACATTAAAAACTTTTGATAATCCTCAGGAAGTCCGAAACGTTCTAAATATTGATTTTGCAGAACTTCCCATTGTTTTATATCTTCTTGTTCCGTTCCATCTGTTAACGTCCTTCTAGTGTACTTAATTTCATTATTATTACATTTCACCCACGCATTTAAAAACATTTCGTCAATTGATTCGTAATACCTTTCTAATGTAGTCAATGTAGGCTTTATTAATAATCGTTTTAAGCTTCTCAATATGTTCATCGTTCAAACTTGTTAAAAATTGTGAGTATTTTGTATAAAGGTTTTCATTTCCTTTTTTACCATCTCCAGTAATCTCGATTAAGTATTCTGAGATATAAACTTGCATAGAATTATAGAAATATCCAGTATCTTCAAATGTATAGTTATCTCCTTGTTGTTTTCTACCTTTACTTATTAATTGAGTAGCATAACTATAAGTACCCTGTAAAACATCTTTACCATCTTTACCTTGTTGTAATTGGTCTTGCACCCAATCAATCAATTGCTTCTTTGTCATTTCATTAAACGAACTATTCCACGCATCTAACTCTTTTAAAAGTTTACCACGTTGTAATAATTCATCTAATTTTGTTTTACCAATAGCCACAATACAAATTTAAACAAATTTACGTTAATACGTTAATATTTTAACACGTTGATTTTTGAATGATTATAATTTATAGTTTTGAAGTATGGAAATACTATTTGATGAAAACAATGAGATAACGATAATCTCAAATGATCCTTTAATAAAAGAGGACATATTAAAAATTATTAAAGCATTATTAACGATTAAAACAATTGATTAAAATGAAAAAACTATTATTATTTATTCCATTACTAGCATTTAGTTGTGGAAAGTACAAAACGTATGAATTAACAATAACGAATGATTCGGGTAAACCTATAACGGTTAAATCTAGTGAATTTGAAGATTTAAAAATGAATAATACCGATTTTGATATTATTATATTAAACAAAGGTGAATATTCGGTAAATGTAACGTCAAGATTTGACAATACGATTAACTACACCGAAACAATTAAAGTAGATAATAATACAAGTTATTCTACTCATGAATAACAAAAAACCCTAGTAAATTAATACTAGGGTTTTTTTTATTTCTTTGTTTTCTTAATCTTTCCGTTTGCCTTTTCCCATTCCGATTTTAAATAGTTTTCGTCAACGTGTGAGAATAACTCTTTAAAATTAACCCAATCCATAGTTAAATGAATTGGGTTAAAATCAATCTTATATCTCATTAGATAGTTACTTGAAGACTTCCTTCAAATCCTGAAGCTGGCAACACATTAAACGTTACTTTGTCTGCTACTGTTTGAGCTGTGTAAGTAATTGTATACTGTCCATCAATTGTAGTAGATTCTGCAACAGTTACAGTAACTGCTAAAGCATCTGTATCGTTATAAGCTGAGAAGTCAGCAGTAACCAATCCAACAATTGGAGCTGGGTTTGAAGCTAAACCGCTTCCGAAATCTGAACTAATTTTTAATACAGTAGATGTTGCACCACTTGAAACCTCAACTAAATTAGCATCAATTAAACCGCTCGTTTCATTTGGGTTAACATTTAAGTCAGTAGTAGACAAAATCCAAAACTTAGCGATTTTCAATAAAATATCAAAATCAAATTGAATCATACCTTCGTTTACTTCGTCATCTGTTGCATCTTTGAATATTGCATCAAATCCGCCAATCTCAACTGGATAAAGTAAAGTGCCATCTTTTAAACCTCTTAATTGTCCATCAATATCGAATAAATAAACTCCGAATTTCTCACATGAAACACCTTGTAATTTACCGATTAATACACTTGAAGCCTCAGGCATAGTAGCCTTGAATGAACGAACACCATCAGCTAATTTACGTTTAGTACCATCTTTGTAAGTTTTAAACTTTGTATCAGCAACTGGAAGCTCAACATCTTTCAAATCCTGAATAGGATAAAAACGTTTAGATTTATCAGCATTGTTTAATTTAGCAGACAAACTAATAGTTGTTGACATATCAATACTGTTTCTCGTTCCATCGTTCGCAAATAAAGGAACTAAAAACATACCAGTAGTTTTTTTAAAGGCTGGAAGACAAGTCGCTAAACCTGTATTATTCATTCCAACACCACATAAACAAGAATCACTCATTTTTTTATAATTTTAAAATTTAACATTTACATTCTTTTCTTTTGTAGATAGGTAAACTTATATCTAGTTGTACTCCTGATAAATCAGCATCTAGTATATTGTTTAAATATCCATTCTCATTTTCAGTACCAAAACGAGTAAACGGTTTTGAACTCCAACTTTCAATATAATCGAAAATTAGATTCTTATTGATAGCATCGACAAAACCATCTTTTAACCCCAACATCGGACTTACAACGTTTTTACGATAATCTTTGATAAGATATTGCTTAGGGTTATTATCATCTAAAAATAAAACTCTTATTTTTGATTTTCTTTCAATAGATGACTTAATACCAAACTCTTGCTCCTCAATAGATTCTAGTAACCAAATCAATGGTAACTTATTTCGCATATCATTCGTTAAACTTAACCACTCACTATTAACTGCTAATTTAGTACCTGACATAAATGTAGGTTCTTTAATGGTTAATATTTGTCGTTTAGTAATGTTTGATGAGCCAGTTGGTTTTGTTGCAGTAATAATTCCGCTTGAATTAATAGCAGTAATTAACCAATTGTGAGTTCCATTGTTAAGGTATTGATTAACTCGAACCCATTTATTATCACATAATTCAATAGTAAAAATAGAACCAACATTTGAAACAGAAATAACTTTAACAGTTAAATCAATTTTATCAATTATTTCGTCTTTTACTATGTCGAAAATGTCTTTCATAAAAAGTATTCGTATTTTAAATCTTTACCGTTAAATGTAGGGTAACTACTTGAATTTTGTTGTATGTAACTTTGAATAGTTTTATAAGATTTTACATTGTCGTTAAATCTGCTTATTGATATACTATTTAAGTTTATACCTTCTGAATTTTCACTTTTGGGAGCAGTAACTCCAACGGAAGTTTGTTGTTGTTGCGTGTCTAAAGTATAATGATAATAGATAAACCCTAATAACATTTCTTTAATTCCGTTAGATTCAACCTCACCATTTACAAAAGTGTCAACATATAAAGGGTTAAATATAGTTTGATAAATAGCACTCGTTGGAACTCCATTAACTAAATTAGCAATAAACAAATCATATAAAGCTTTACCTAACATTTTAATTAGGTATTCTTTTTCATACTTTGCGATATAACTATCAATCAAAGAAGTATTAAACTGAGTTAACGTTAACTCATATTTATTTACAAAATCACTATTTAAAACTATACTCATTATTTAATATATCCTAAACGTTTAAACAACTTAGCCAAATCAAAATGTAAATTAACCTTTAATTTTATTGGTAAGTGTTTAGATTTACCAGTACATTCAAATTCTAACTCTCCGTCAAAATGTTCTAATTCTACAACTTCGCTAATAACTTTCTTTGCCATCTTAAATAAAATTAAGGGAGTTATATTTCAAACTCCCTATATTAATATTATGCAGTTTCTAAAGCCGCTTTATCAGTTGAGAATGTACCTTTAACGAATGCAGTACGATCATTGTTTTTAACAACCATTGCACCTCTATACTCAGCTATTATAGTTCTTAGATTTTTAGTGAAATCATTTCCATCTAACCCCATTTCAATAGATAAAGTACCTAAATCATAAAGAGTTGCTAAATTAAAAGCACCAACTAAATAAGTACCAGCAGTTACAAGTGTAGTTTTAACGATTGGAATACCATCTAAAGAAAGTTGTCCAGCAATCATTTGTAATCTTTCAACATAACGTTTGTCAGTAGCAGAAACTTTAATTACTAATAATTTAGCAACATCTGTTGGGTGCATCAAAATAGCAGTTGGTTCTGGTTGTTCAGCGATAGCAATTTGATTGATAGCTACAACTAAAACATCAGCTTCGTTTGCGTTATCAATTGCTAAAGCGAAATCACCAGCCGCAAATGCAGTTCCTGTTGTTCTAACTCCGTTCATTGCTGGAGCAGTTCCATTTCCTGAATAAGCCGTTAACTCAACATCTTTGTTTAATTCTCTTAATAATTCGTTTTGAATTTCAGACTCAATAAAATCAATATCTTCTAACATTTCAGTAGATACTTTGATGAATGCAGAACGTTTAACAACAACTTGTGAAGCAACAACTAAATCAAAATCAATTTGATTTTTTGTAGCACCTTCAGCAGTTCCACCAGCAGTCCCTTCTTTACCTGATTGGTAAACCCATGAAATAAGATTAGATGTTGCTTTACCTCTTGAAACTAAATCCATTAAACGAATACGTCTTGAAGCGATAGCATTTAATCCTTGAATACGTTGTTCTACTGGAACGTTACCGCCTGATACGTTAGCACTTTCTAACATTGTACCAACCGCCTTAACAGTCATTTTAACCCATTGAGCATCTCTATTGTCTTTCAACGTTTTGATAGCATCAGAGTTAGATTTTAAAGCTTCTTTAATAGAAGATTCTTTTACTGTTGAATTACCTTCTTTATTAGCTTTAATAGAAAGACCGATTTCTTTCAATGCTTCATTAAGGTTCTTCATTTGCTCCATTTGAGCATCTCTCAATTCAGAAACAGCTTTTTCAATATCTTCTTTTGTAGCTTTTCCATCTACTAAAGATTTTAATTCAGTTGCCTGAACTTCGTTAAATTCGTTATACAATCCTGCTAACTCTTCAGCAGTTTTTGTAGCGAATACTTCAGTTGTAATTCCTTTTGTTTGTAGGAATGTTTCAAATTTGTTCATTTGTTACTTTTTTAATAAGTTAATAAAAAATTGTTTTTGTTCGTTTTGAGTGTCTTTCAACGGCTCGATTTTTGAAGTGTCTTCAACGGCTTCAATATTTTTAACAGTTGGTGTAAGTGAATTTGATCCTTGCCACAATACACAACTATATTCTTTTAATTTTGCTTCTTTAACTACCCAAAAATAACCCATCTTATCAGCTAATTCTTGATTACCTAACATTGGATAAATTTCATTCCATAGTTTATATGCTTCAACTTCCTGAGGTTGTTTAACCGCAATTTGTAGATTAACATATTGCATACCTACTGAATGTTGATTTACTTCATTGTTTTTATAAGCATCGTAAACTTGACAATTATAATCTTCAATCAATTCAGTTTCACCAATAACACAAATAGTTTTTCCTTCCTTTTCAACTCCTAAATCAGACCAGTTAACATTTACTTCTTTAACAGATTTAACTTTACCTACCTTAGAATTAAATGAATGTTCATGATTATCAAAATGAAATATTTTGTTTGTACTTTCTTTGATTGATTTTGTAAAACAACCTTTAACGTGAACATCTCCATGAGAATCTAACCAATAGTAAGTGTTTGCTATTACTTTAACTGTATTGTTTTGTTCTTCATCTTCTAATATTATTTTCGTTACATTTTCATCACCATCTTTAATGATATGATTACAAACGTTGTCAGAGTGTTTATATGCACTCTTTTTGATATTAATAGCTTCTTGCTTATCTTTTAATATTTCTTCTAAAGTCATTTCTTAACTATTTCAGTTGAATTAATTTGTTTTAGCTTGTCTTTTTTCAGCTTTTTAATATCTATTATCTTAACTTCTTTTTCCATAGAGTGTTAATCTTTTAACAAAAATAATCATTTTTATATAATAATATGTAAATTTGTTAAAAAAATATATTTATATGAATTTTCTTCAAATTTTAGGACAAGGCATTTACAACATCGGAACGAATAGATTTACTAAAACAACTCCTTTACAATACTTTAATCAAAACTATTCAACTACCAAAGAGGAGTATGTAAGTATTAATGATAATGAATTCGAGTTATATCGTACAACACCGCAACTTTCGATAGTTATAAATAAAGATGCTCAAATGTTATCAAATGGTCGATTTGTAGTTAAAAATCTTAAAGGTGAAATTCAAGACAATCATGAAGCATTAAAATTATTAGCTAATCCGAACCCTGTACAAAATCAAAATAGTTGGTTAATGGATTATCAAATACAAAAAAATATATATGGTAATCAATTTATCTATATCAATAGAGCGTATAATAGTGCTTTTCCATCTACTTTAGTGAATCTTAATTCTGCTTATGTTAAGGTTGTTAAGACTGGTAAGTATGTTAAACAAAACAATATTGAAGATATTATAGAAAGATATGAAGTAAAAGAAAGCAATGGAAGTATAACAACTTATGAAGTAAATGATATTATATTTTCTCAAATAGTTAACCCTAATAACCCTTTAATGGGTTTAAGTCCTTTGCATTCGTTAACTATGCCTATATCTAATATTCGTGGTGCATACGGTTTTAGAAATAAAATAATAGTTAAATCAGGAGCGTTGGGTATTCTTTCAAGTGCTTCAAAAGATGCAAGTGGAGGTATTCCATTAAACAATACAGAAAGACAAAGAATAGAACAACAACACTCAAACGATTACGGTATTCATGATGGACAAAGCTCTTTAATCATGACTGGTTCGCCTTTATCGTGGCAGTCAATGAGTTTTCCTACAAAAGACTTAATGTTGTTTGAAGAGGTCGAAGCGGATTTTAAAAGTATTATTGATGCTTACGGTCATAATGCAGATATTTACTCAAATCTTAATAATGCTAAGTTTTCAAATATGAATGAAGCTTTACGACAAACATATCAAAATAGAATTATTCCTGAGTCAGAACAACTTTGTTTTAATTTATCAAATAGATTAGGTTTAACTGCTAAAGGTTTGATATTAGAACTTGACTATTCACATATTGAAGTAATGAAAGAAAATGATAAGCAACAAGCTGAAAACTTTAAAATGAAAGCAGATGCAATTAGCACGTTGTTAAATAGTGGTTATACTAGAAGTGAGATTGATAAGCTTGTAACCCTTTAAAAACTTTCTAAATAGAACGACCTTGACATATTTAATAAAGAATCCGTACAATCTACTCCATCGTCTTTTTGATCTGTTACATTTACTTTATATCTAATAAAATGCTTAAAATATAGGTTGTAATCTTCTTGTAAAGTTGAATTAGATTTGAATACACATAACTGTTTTACTAACATTGCGTTTTGATATATCCTAGCTTGTTTATTTACTGATTGATGACAAGGTAAACATTGAGTATAATTTAATAAAGGTTGCAATTGATTAGAATACAATGAGCCTACACCATTGCTCTCAACTCTTACAAATTCAGGATTCCATTTATTTAGTAATTCAGCAGTTTTAGGAATATTAATATCAGAACCTTCATTTGTATAAATACAATCTAAAATATAAAGTTTTTTATCTATAATACCACCAATTAAACAACAATGATAATCACCACCTTTTGAAGTTGCAACATCTACAAATGCACATAATTGTTCTATTTTATTAGTATCTATTTCTGTATAAGTTTGAAGTTGTGCAATAGGAAATAAAATACCTTCCTGAGTAATTGGATTCTGCATGTATTGAGTTTCAAAAACAAATGGATTAGCTTGTTTTATCTTCATTAACTCATCAACTGTGTGTTTATGTTCCCATAATGCCGTACCGTCTTCTTTTATTACTGGCATAGATATAACAGTCCATTCATTAGGCTCTAAGTCTTGTAAATAACCACATAAATCTTCTTCGTGTAATCTTTGCATAACCACAATAATCGGAGTATTTCTACTATTAACACGATTACGAATAGTTGTTTCAAATTTATAGTTTATTTTATCTCTTACAGTATCAGAATTAGCATCATCAGGTTTTATAGGGTCATCAATTATAATTGCACCTCCAAAGTTTTTATACTTTTCTAAATCGGTTATAAATTCGTTTATTTCGTTTTCTTCTTCAACTCTGCCAGCTCCAAAACCTGTTACTTGTCCACTAGATGAACGAGCTAAAATACCGCCCATATTAGAAGTGTACCATTTATTTTTTGCTCTTGAATCCTTCTTTATTTCTATTAATTTGAATATTTCTTGATATTCTGAACTAGATATTAAATCTTTTATTTCTTCGGAGTTATCAAGTGCTAATTGTTCAGAATATGATAAATGGATGAATTTAGCTGAATCATTTAATGATAAACACCAACTAATAAAATTCTTAACTATTAATTCAGTTTTTGAGTATCTAGGTGCAATGTTGAAAATAACTCGTTTTAATTCTCCTTTAGCTATCTTTTCAAGTGTTTCAATTATAATATAATGATGTTCATTCATTATAAATTTTTTACCAAATTTCTTCTTAAAGAAGTATCTAACAAAAAATTCTAATGAAGTTTCACATTTTCTTTTAATTATATCATTTTCGCTAATACTCATTATTTAATGCTTCATCAATACGTTTAATTTCTTCGTCTGATAACTCTTTAACTTCTTTGTTTATATTTAGATTAGTTGATTCTGTTTGTTCTTTTAATCCTTGAATACGAGCTATAATATTAGCGTTATACATTCCAACAGTTGCACCAATTAATTGATTTGTGTCAATAGTTTTTTCAATCTCATCAATGACCCTCAAAAAATCATTGTTACAAGTCTTTTTAAATTCTCTTAACCAATTATCAGAACACCCAATGTAAAGAAAAAAAGCATCTCTTGTGTAAGGTCTTGGTGTTGGTATTTCCTTTTCAATAAATCCTTTATCTGTTTTAGTTGATTCTGTTTTTATTATTGGATTATCATCACACCATTGAAAGTATTCAAATGCACTTTCTAAAAGTAAGTCAGGAGTTTCAAATAATTTATCCCTTCCATGTTTACTTCTTAATTTCCAAAACTGATTACCTTTAGTTGCTGACATTTATTTCTTTTTGATATACTTTACTAGCTTCTAATTCATCTGTAAAATATCCTAAATGTTTAATTTTACCAGTTATTCTTATACAAGATTTCCATTTTTTCTTTTCCTTATTCCAACTTACACCAGTATATTTAGAAGAAGTGTTTTTTTTATCTTTTGATGAATTTAATCTTTGCGTTATGTATTGTAAATTTTCAACTGTGTTGTTTAATTTATCATTATTAATATGATCAACTACTAACTTATTATTATTACATTCTAAATATGTTTGAGCTACTAATTTATGTATTTTAAATGATTTTGATTTGCTATTAGAATATAAAACAACACAACAATAACCATCACTATTAATACCATGTTTTAATATTTTTTCTTTTGATATAAAAACCCTGAATCCTTGATTAATTTCTCTACTTAGACTTTTAACTTTGCCAAAATTACTTACTTGGTATAAGCCTTTGTAATTATCAATATCTCTAAACTCTTCTATCATAAATTCAATATTATTTTCTTGTTCTTCATCGCTTCAATAACCGTTTTAAAGTCGTACCTAATAAAAGCAAGTTCAACATAGTTATTATAGGTCACAACTTTATAACCTACTTTGATTGTAGGTAATGGACTAACTAATCTACCATCAACAAAAACTGCATCAGGTATGTGCTTTTTAACTTTAACCTCTAATTGTAACATAATATTTCATAAATATAGTCATATTTTTTACACCTAATATCATAGTATACAATTAATTCAATCCATTGGAATAGCTCAACTGTCATTTCTTACTTTTAAAAGTACTATAATTGTTCACTATGTAGATGACAAACTCTCGCATAAACACACTATCCTTTTCGCTTCTATACCATTCTCTTGCAACTTTATGAAGGTCTGACAAAGTTCCATGCTTAGTTACTATGTTCTTTCTATTCGGTAGTTTTAGTATTGGGTCTATTAACATAATTTATTTTTGAGATATTAAATGAACTTGTGGACCAGTAGTCAATTGCACCTACTTTGTTGAAAGCATCACCTACCAAAACAAAACCTTTAATAATATGGTTGTCTTCGTATGTAACCTGTATAGTTAACTCCGTCGTTTTTGACGTTGCTATTATATTTTGCTTAATTTCCAACATTCGATGCTATTAAAGTATTTAACCTCTCCACTTGGGCTTGTCCATTCTTTGCCTTTCAAATTCACCTCAACTTCTAACAAATCCCCAATATTAATATCGTTAATCAATGTTACTTTGTCTTTTGTCAACTGAATTAATATGTCATTCGAGAATGCACCATCTACAACTGTTAAGACAAATTCACGTTTTGAGAATGCTTCCGATACTACCTGAGTATCTTTTTTTACTTTCAATGTTCCTGTAATATTCACGATTTTTAAATTTTTGTGTGAGCAAATATAACTATATTTTTGAATTCATCAAGTGATCTAACTAAATAATATTCAAAACCTTTACTTTCTAATTGTTTTTGAATGTATTTCTGTATTTCGCTTTGTATTCCCTTCTCATTTTTAACCTCTACAAATATTGTTTTATTGTCTTTAAATAAAGTAATATCAGGATAACCATTCATATTACATTTAACTACCTTTAAAACTAAATATCCGTTCTTTTTAGCTTCATTTATTATCTTACTTTGAATAACTGATTCTAACATATCTCTTTTAATTTAGCCTGATATGATAAACTTGCATCTAATTCATTATTGAAATATCCTAAATGAAGATACTTTCCATTAAATTTAAATCGAGTTACCCACTTTTTTTTTACCTTACACCAACTAACACCAGTATATTTTGAAGTTCCTTTTGTGTCTTTAGAACAATTTTCTCTATTGGTAATTAATTGTAGATTTTCTAATCTGTTATCAGTCTTAATATTATTAATGTGGTCTACAACTATTTTAGTTGTTCCATCTGAAAAATGATTGAAAAATGATTTTGCTACTAATTGATGAACTTTAAATGTTTTAAAACTTGTTTTGTTTGATAATACAACAGAAAGATATTTTCTTGAAAGACCTGCTTTTAAAAATTTTTCTTTTGAAATATGACAACCCTTATGATTACATATTTTTCTAGGTAATGATTTAACATTTCCTAAATTACTAACTTGATATAACCCTTCGTATTCAGGTATATCTTTAAAAATTTCATTATTCATTCGACATTATTTAAAATAAAAAAACACCATTAAATTAGCCACGTCGAAAAGGCATCGTTTAATAGTGTTTCAAAAAAGTTTTTTAGTAATTTTCGACGTTACTTAATTACAAATATACTAAATATACTTCTTAAATTGTGATTCTGTAAAGTTTTTTTTCTGACTTATTACTTTATAAATTTTTTCGGTAAGACTTCCTTTACCAAAAATAAAATAAACATCATTCTCTTTACGATTTTGAGTCGTTAATCTATCTCTAGATTGTAAAAAATTAGTTCCTGAATATCCAAAGTTATAAAATACTAAACAATCTGCTGAACTTAAATTAACTCCCATTGCACTAGAATACTGTTGCCCTATATAATGCTTATTTGTATTATTAAACTCGTTTAAATCTGTTGTATGGTTAGTAAAAACTTGTTTTAATAGTTCTAATTCCTCAATGTAATAATAAAATATAGCTAATTTTTTATTTTTAAAATATTCACGTATAAATTCAGCTTTTGATTTATCTAAAATCATACTTTTACCGCTTTCAAATTTAACAGTACCACTTTCTAATTGATGTATTTTACTCATTAATTTTAAATTAGTATCTGCAAGTATAGTTTCATTTTTACCCTCAATAATTAAATCCTTTTTTAATTTATTAATAATATTTTTATTGCAAGAATTAAAATAAATTATATTCTCATTTACTTTCGATTTAAAACCTGAATCTTCCTGAGTGTATTTAATTGTATATTCATCAATAATTGGATTGATTAAATTCATTTTAGAATCTGAATAATCTTTTACAATTCCATATCCTAAATGTTTCTGAGTTACATTTACAAATGTTTTTGACCATTTATAAAAATTACCATATTCTTTAAACGGTGAATAATAAGATACCCAAAATTGATGAAATATTTGTGAGCCACTTTCTGTTGACATCGTCCCACTTAAAAAAATCATAGGTAAATACGAATATTTTAATTTAAATAGTTTAGTTCGATTACTTGGTTTTGGAAAAGCTCCGTTTCCATGATGTTCGTCTGAAATAATTAAATCATATTTATCTTCAACCTTATGCAATGATTCCGCATTTATGATAGTTATATTAAATATAAAATTAAAGTTGTTGTAATCGTCTTGAATTGAACTAATCGCTTTCTTTTTAGTTATAAATAAAACATTTTTAGAACCGTTCAACTTAGCCACGTTTAAAGCGGTTAACGTCTTACCTGTTCTTGGTTGCATATTTAGATAAACTATTTTTTTATCTTTTAAAATTTCAACTGCTTTTTGCGAAAGTTCTAACTGGTAATCCCTTAATTTTGGCAATACTTTTGTTTGATTCTCAGTTTTTAAAGTGAACCTTAAATTAGTGTTTTCATTGTGGAATTTTACAAACTTATCTCTAAATTCAAAATCATTAAATAAAGCTATTGAATCATTATAGATTACAATATCAAATAATAATTCAAAAGTATAATTATTTAAAAATATAAACTTTTCTACAATATTTGTAAAATCTAAATTATGATGATCTATATTTATATCTTCCCATTCATTAATTATCTTATTTGATATTTCACATTTAGTAACTCCTTTTATAAAAGTTTTTTTGAATATAATTATTTCACTATGTATTGAGTTTCTAAATGCTTTAATTACCTCAGCCTTTTTATTAATTGATAAAGGAAAATTAACTGATATAGATATTTCATTTAAGTCTTCATCAATAATATGTAAACATTCTGAATTTTTACCCCATTCTGTTTTGTTTCTTTTAATAAAACCAGTACATCCATTATTAAATTTTTCATTATAATTTGGATGTAATTTAAAATATTCATTTAAATATTCAAAATCTGAGCCAGTATCTAATATTTCACCAACTATTAAAATATCTTTTATCTCTTTTGCTAATGTTCTTTTTTGTGTGATATTCATAATTCTTTTAAGTATTTAGTTATCATTTGTCTTGAAACTCCAATCAATTCAGCAACTTCTGAACGGTTAAAGTCTGGGTTTTCTTTATAAATCTGTATTACTCTTTCTTTTTTACTTAATGATTTATTTTTACTTAAAGTTTCTTTATACTCATTTACCTCAGTACTATTAATCTTTATCTTTTTAGCCATTGAAATAAAGTATTTAGATAACTTTTCCGCTTTTAAAATAGATTCTTTAGTAATAAAATATAAAGGTTCATTCTTGTCATTATCAAAAACTTGCAAAGTATTAATCATTAAAGCAAAACGAGGTATATAAGACTTTTGTTTTGGTAACATTGATTTCATATATTCATTTTCATCTTCTGAATTTTGAATAGTTGTTATCTCGTTAAATATTCTTTTTAATTCTTCCTTTGCATCTGAATTAAAGCGAGCAATAATAGGTATAATTTCTCCATCGTTATCAGTTTTAAGTACTTTCTTAAATGATTGAAATAAAGTAATAATATAATTTTTATACCATTCTAATATTTCTTCATCCATTTCTTCATCGTTCCATTCTTCAATCTTTACATTTGGAAACGATGTTAAAACCCTATCTATAAAACCGTTATCTTTATTTTCAATAGTAAATACCTGACTTAATACACTTGGCTGAATACCTCCTAATATTGGAATGATTGGGCTTGAAACAAAGTTAGATTCGCTAGTTTTTCTATTTAATGCAATTGCTTTATTTGACCAACTAGATAACCAAAATTCTAAATCAGAACCAGCTCTGTATTTATTCATGTCTTTAAACCATCCTGCTAACTCATCTTTCATTACTGCTATACCATTCTTATTTTCTGAATGCAGTTGTACTAATGCCTCTAAAGTAATATCTGAAACAATAAACTGGCTTTTAATCGGTTGCTCAATATGTTCTGTTTCTGCTTTCTCTTTTTTAGTCAAAGCATTATATTCGTTAAATCTTTGACAGTTTTTAGCATATTTTTTAATCTCTAAATTATTTAAAAAATTTAAAGGATAAGTAATAATATCTAAATTGTGAGATTTACCAACTCCAGCCTTTCCAACAATAGCCAACCAAATATTAACACTTTCAATCCATCCTTTTTTAACCTCACACTTTACAGTATTACCAATTATAATTGACATTAACCAAAGCATAGAACAACCCATATAATCTATTGAACTACTTAATGTACGATTACATTCTAACATATAATTCTGAATAGAAGTAGGGAATATTTCAATAGGAAAAACTAAATCTTCTTGTTTAATTTCAATCTGTCTTTCAAGTTGTTCTACTTTCTTAACTATTCTACTTCCAAAACCTTTTGAATAAATATCCTTTGATGCTTCTTTAAAATCTCCATTAAAATATTTATAAGTAAATACTTGAAATGGACTTAATAAAGTTTCATTTGGATAAATTGTTCCTGTTGAAAAAAGAAACATAAAACCTGTATCATTAAAGATATATCCTGAATGTTCAGAAGTTGCTCCATGTCTTTTAATTACATTCTTATTTTTTAATCTTCTTACAATAGTAAAATCTGATTCTATTAATTCCCATACTGTTGTTTTTTCGTTAAAATCGTCCCATGGTTTAATTTCATTTTCATTATACTCAGTTACTTTTTTTACTACTTCATTAACTGGATTCTCTGTAATAATATCTTTTTTGCTATCAAAGTATTTTGAAACTCCAAATAAAACCTCCCTATCATGAATTGATATAGTTTGAATTTCTGAATAACTTAATTTACTTACTTTACGTTCATAAATAAAAACATAACCGCCAATACCCCTAGTTTCAATAATAGCCTCTTTACAATCACTTAAAGTTGCTATCTTTTGATTACCTCCAACTTGTTCACATTTATAAAGAATATGGTAACCATTTGAAACTGTTTTATATATTACAAATTTATCCTCAAAATCTGCTATATTATCTTGTAAAAAAGATAAATATTCATTCCAAAACTCTGTTTGTTTTTGAAGTGTTGGAAGTACTTTTAAATCAATATCAAATACTTCTAACCCATTGTACCCAGTGCAAAAACCTTGACCTTTAGTAGATTCTAATTCATATGCTTCTTCAAAAGCATCTTTTGTAAATGGTAAATCTTGTCTAATCTTCCAAGGGATATTTGGAATTTTCTTTTCTCCAATTGTGATTACTGAATAACCATCGTCTAAAAACTTTTTTAACTTACCTAATTCTAATTTCATAAATGTTATTAAATGACAAAACCCTCACAAATCCACAGCATCCTACCTCTGTTTCATTGTAAGGGTTTTAATTCCTTTAGTTCTTATATTGTAGGATGAGAACGAGTACAAATATAATTAATTATTTTAATTTACAATAGTTTTTAATAAAAAATATCTATGACAACCAAGTGACAACCAATGACAACTAATGACAACCAAAGTGACAACCAATTTTAACTGATTATCAATGTTTTAACTCAAAAAGTTTACACTTTGCGTTTTTTGAAAAATATTTTTTTTATTTAGTAAATTTATTTTTTTATATGTGACAACCAAAAGGTTTAAAGTGTTGATAATCAATTGAATTTAGTTGTCATAGTTTACACTATCCTTCTACTACTACTTTTCACTAACTTTTTTTTATCATTTCTCCCACTTCTAATTTTCTGCTGAGTTTTCTTGCTTTGCTTGTCGTATTTCAGCATCGTTTTACGTTGTTGTATCATATTGGCTTCATGAATTGAATACGAGCAACTGGATAGCAATAAAATTAAAAGGTATTTCATAGGTATAAAGATAAAAAAAACCATCCAAATTAATGAATGGTTAATATAATGAGTCTGCTGCTTGAACAAACTACTGTTAATGCAAAGATAGTTATATAAATGAAAATATATGTTCAATTATTGGTAACGTCCAACCATCACCCAATAAACTACCTGCTTTTGCTTTAGATAATATACTTGTATATCCATCTGGGAAGCCCTGTAAACGTTCCATTTCTATTTGGTTAACTGTTCTTACTAATTTATCTTCTGTTTGATATTTAATTTTATGTCCCATACATTCTGTAAGAGATACAGATTTACCTTTTACATCATATATTCTATTTTGCATAAATGGTTGTTGTCCATTACTTTCTTTACTTGGATTAATTTGATATACTATATTAATAAATTCTTTTGATGCTCTTTTCTTAATACTATCTTGACTTGTACAAGCTCTACTTTCACTTTCTAATAATGCTAATGCTTTAACTCTTTCAACAGTACCATCTGTTATAATATCTTTAAACATGATACCTCTATCTTTTGGTTGAGGTATATCAGTCACAATATCAAACATAGTTTCTTTAGTTCTTATGTTTGACCAGTAGTAACGGTTTCTGAGTTGGGCGGTTAAAAGTTAACTATTTATATTACAAGGGTAAACACCCAAAGCTCTACTCATTATTCCAACATCTAGTTTTGAAGCCGAACCTACATTTTCTTGAAGAAATAAAACGTTCGGATTTAATGATTTAATATGTTCTAAAATTTCAACAAACACAAAAAACAAACTAGATTTTTTACCATTTATACCTGCACGTTTACCAGCGGCTGAGAGGTCTTGACATGGACTTCCAGACAATATTAAATCAATACTTTTCCAATCAATATCCCATTCTCGCCATTTAGTAACATCCCCTACTTGTATAGTGTCGGGAAAGTGATGTTGTGTTAATTCTATAGCATAAGGCTTTATTTCACTTGAATAGTATTTATCTACTTTAATACCTACGTTTTCAAGTGCTTGCCTACCCGTATTCATTCCGTTAAAAAGACTAATCACATTCATTATTCACATATTTAGATTTAAAATTTGTCAAATTAAATCCGAATAACTCTCGTCTGTTATGCTTCATTAATACTTTGCTACGTAAATGCTCACCGTAGGCTATTTGTTTAATGCTTTTAATCGTTTTAAAGAAGTTATATAACTTTCTGTGCTGATTGTTACCCTCGCTTTGTAGGTAACACTTGAAGCGAATTTCACGTTCCATATCACTTAACTTTAAATGTTTGTTCAACAATATTTCTAAACTCTTTTAAATTGTCGGTGTGTTCCTGTGCCAGTTGGTCTTTATCTTCGTTGCTATTCTTATAATAAAGACTATTTGCGTTGCGTTCTAGAACCTTAATTACATCGTTGGTGAAGAACTCAGGCATAACACTATTTAACTCCTCGTAGTATTCTATAAATAAAGGAGTCCAAGTTACTATTATACCAATTAATTTATCATAGTGTTTCTTATCCTCTAAATACATTTGCTCTCTGTATTCTCGAGCTAACTTTCTTTTGTATTTGATTTGATTTTTGTCTATCATAATGTTTTTAATTTTAATTCATATGCTAAATATGCTTCTTCTTCTGTTTTAAAATATCCTAAAGATATACGTTTACCATTAATAACTATTCTAGATTTCCATTTAAGATTATTTTTACACCAATTAACTCCAACATATTTACTACTACTTTTTAAATGTTTTTTATTAGTATTTTCTCTATTAGTTACTATTTCTAAATTATATAAATTATTATTTAGTTTATTAAAATCTTTATGATTAACTACTAATTTATGTCCACAAGGAGTATGATTAAGAAAAGCCATAGCAACAAGTTGATGAACTCTAATTGTTTTTTTTTGTGAATTTTTATAAAGAATTACATAACAATAATTGACATTACCAATATTAGGCTTTAATATTTTTTCTTTAGTAATATAAAATCCATTTTTCCATATTTCTCTAGGTAAACTCTTAACATTTCCTAAATTACTCACTTGATAAATACCTTCATAGTTAGGTATGTCTTTAAATATTTCTTCCATAAACAAAAAATGCTATTGACTTTCGAGGTTACGGCTCTACTCATCAATAGCAATTTATTAAATTTCTTACTTGTGTCCGTAACTACACATTGTAAAGATACAAAAAAATAATTAATTATTGCTAAATTTTAAGCCTTTTTAAATCAGATTTTAGATTAGAAGTACATTCACGAAAGTACTTATCGGTTTTTAATTTTTCATATTGAGATAAATAGTAAATTATTGTATCGTGTTCTAAATCAAATAAACTACCTATAAATTTTAATGTCATTGTAGTATTTTTCTTTAAATAACTAGATAATAACATTCTATTGTAAACTAACATTTGTTTACGGCTTCTTCCTTTTAAGCCATAAAAATCTACCAAATCTAATAACTTAATCGGTGTTTGTTCCGTTAGTTCAACTTCTTCTATCGGTTCGTATTCCAGAACCTCGTTAACAAATTTGTCAAGCCCATCTAGATCAAACTGTATCTTTGTGTTAAACCTTATTGATTGTAGGATATTCAATTCTAATCCCAAATCTTTCAGCATTTGTAAGTTCTTCATATTGTAATAGGTTTTTCAGCTAATGCTATTGCTATTGTTTCACTATCGAATCTCATATTTTTGTATAATTCGCTCCATTGTATCTGATAACCTTTATCAAATAGTAGTTTCTCTAGTTCTGGAGTGTACCATCCTAATAAACTAACTTTGTATTGAGTAATGTCTACGTTAAAGAAGTTCTCTAAGTTTAACTCGTAGTGTAATTTTGTCACTAAATCTAATTTGCTTTTCATAATCTTATTTGTTTTTTGGTGTGTAACTATTTTTGTCAAATCCTTGTTTAACTTTCCCTAATTCTACTGCATACATTCCGAAGAACCACATCGACCATTGATTGAAATTTTCGGGTTTGTCTTTTGGAAATACTGTGCGACTGATTCTAATTGTTTTCATAATATTTAGTGTTTTAATTAATACTTAGGCAAATATAAGCACTCTTTATCTATCTCGCAAGTTTTATTCACATTATTTTTAAAATAATTCACACAAAAAAATAACTGCCTAGTATTTAGACAGTTATTTACATCGGTTATACAACATTTATGCGAATGATAGCGACAATAAGTGAGTTATCTTCAATTGCTCGGGGGGACATCGCTCCGAACTGAAATTTTACTTTGAGTTTAATTTACTTTTAATTAAGTCAACTTCATCTTTTTCAATAAACCATCTTATCATTGCACTATTTTCATCCCAAAAACCAAAACACAAACGGTTTTCTGACCCTTTCTTGTATATCTCAAACCACTCATACAACTCTTGTTTAAAATCTAAAATAGAGTCATCACCAAATTTTAATTCATAACCTTCAAATAAAAAATCTTTTGAGAATACTTTTGCTAAAAAGATTTGAGTATTGTTTTGCTTATCGGTTTGATAACAGTATTCTCCAATTTCACTATATTTTTCTACTTCCATAATTTCTGTTATTGTAATTTTAAATTTATAAACTGTGTACTCGCAACTAAAGATAACAGCGCATAAGAAAAACGGTTTGACACGTGCGCATTCAAGAACCGTTTCCCTTATCCGCAAAACGTTATGGGGCATAATGACGTACACACCCGTTCGACCTAAATTGAAATAGTGTATGTTGATATTTCAACTTTGAACCCTGAATCATTTAATTCATTAATATTATCTATTGACAATTCGATAAATCCACCATCATAAAAGTATTCATCATAACTTTTTCTTTGTCTAAATGAATTTGCTAAATATGGAAATAAATTAATTATTCTTCTAACTTTACTACCTTCAATAATCCCCTCATTTAATTCTAATTCTCTTCTTAAAGTTTCCATTTTTTTTTATTATTTAATTATTATTTACTGTGTTAAAAATTACACCCCATAACAGCAAATAAGAGATAAAGCGAACGTACATATTCCAGACGCTTCATCACTTAGTTGCAAACCGTCCGTTATAAGCCATTTTTACGAGCATCTACATAAAAGACGACAAGATTAATAACTGAATATACTATGGATAAAACTCCTAATATCCATAGAAAATAATTGTCAGAAGGTTTTAAATCTCCATTTGTTGCGAGCATCCAAGTAGCCCATAATGTGATTAAAGTAAATGATATGTATTTCATATTTTTAAATTTGTGAAGAAAACGGCTTATAACAGCACATACCCAAAAGAGGGGTTTTAGTGGTGCTATCAAGTGTAGTGCTTCGATTAAACATTTGTTGTTATATTAAAATTTGTGCTTCGTAATTCCCCCCTTCGGGTATCTGCATCACGTTATTTTCTATTTCTGAAATGACTTAACCACTTCTTTAAATTCACAAATTCGCTCAATTGGTATCAATGCCTTTACAATCTTTGCGTTTATGATTTTGGGTCTCCCAGCTTTCTCGTAGGTAGTTGGAGCTATCTCCGTTGCATATTTCTTCTCTTTCTTCATAATTAAATACTGGTATTGTTTCTTTTTCTTTGTTTGTGCGGAGTAGTAATATAACCACTACTCCGATACAAGGCATGATTAATACTTTAAACATTCTTAATTGATATTGAATTTTTGCTAAACGTTATGATTGGACGTTTAAGAATTTCTCCAGTGCTTTCATCTAAACTAGTCAAACTACTTAAAGCAACTTGTTTATATTTATCCTCAATCTCTTTAAGGTTAGCCTTAGCAATCTGATACTCCTCAATGTTAGAATAGTCAATCATACGTCTGCCCTCTACTTTAGTTACTTTAAAGTTACCGAAGTTAAAAGTTTTTTCTGTACGTTTCTCGGCTTCTTCAATTGCTAAACTTTGCACCTCGATTTTAACTTTTTGTGCAAGGTCTTCAATCTCTTTCGCTTTTCCGTACAATTCTAAAGGATTTAATTCTCCATTTCTAACCGCTTCGATTAGTATTCCGAAGTAATCTTGTAATGTTGTAGGTGTTACTTCTACTACTGACTGTCTTTGTATATTTTCCATAATTTCTATTTGTTAAATTGTTTTTTATAATAATCTTCTCCAGTGAACCAATATTCAAAACTTGTAGTACCTGAGTGAATTTTTAATTTATCTCCGTGTGCTTCTACAATCTGTTGCTTTTCCATTTCTAAAGCTTGTTCAATAATTGGCTCGTCAATTCTTATATTTACCCCAGTAAGTTTAATTATTTCTTCAACTAAAAATTCTACTGCCGTCATAATTTCTATTTATTAGTTATTTCGTTAATTTCTAAAATTTGCTTAGCGGTTAATGTATATGCTTTGATTAATTTGTCAAATACATCTAACTCTAGCCCTTCATATCTTGCAACCGCTTTATCAAATAAAAGTTCTGAGCAAATTGGTAACTGTTTAGGTTGTGGTTTACTAGCCAATTGCCCATCGTCATCGTCCGCCATTAAAAGTAAAATGCTTGAAATTTGGTAACGTCGATAATAGGTGATTTGACTACCGAGAGCCTGACTTGTTAAATTTGGAGTTAATTCAATAAAACTCTCAATCATTTCACCGTTTTCAATATCAATTATTTGCGTATAAACTTTACCCTCTTTAATCGGTTGTAATAATATTAAACCTTTCTCTAGTAGTATTGGCTCAACCGCTTCTATTAATGCGTTTAAATCGGCATATGTATTTTTGAAATGGGGGTTGGTTTTCGTTTTTTTAACAATACCGATTTCTTTCTTTGCTTCGTGTATTTTTTTGTAGATTTTCATAATTTTTGGTTTAAAATTTGTTCTTTAAATATTCTAATAACTTTAATTGCACTATAACAATCGGGGGCGTTTGAATCACCAAACTTTTGCAGTTGTTTCCATTTAGGTACGTTTTCAGAAATTTCAATATTTCTTCTTAACTCTTGTGCTTCAATTTCTAGTTCACACCACTTTTCAAATAATTCTAAATCTTTCATAATTTTTACGTTTTGTTTCGACAAATATACAACTTTTTTAATAAACAATACCTTTTATTATTTATTTTTACAAAAAAAAACAGAGCATCATTTATGACACTCTGTTAATTAACTAAAACCTAAAATTATGAAAAACGAAGATACTAATTATTTCTTTACAAAAAGTACTGCTTCTGCTTTTCTTCTACGAACTAAACCTGGTAACTCTTTACCACCGCCTTTTGTATAATGAGAGCATAACCAATTAACTATGTTCATTTCGCTATGTTTCTCATTAATCATTTTAAATAAAGTATTTGAACTCCCACAATTCCAACAGAACGAAACTAAGGCATCGAATTGATTTTGATTTAACGGTACTTTAATAGCATCTAAGACAGTCTTTTCGTATTTAGGTAATAAGTCTAAAAACAATTTATTCGCTTCGTCTTGTGTTATCTTATCTCCTAACTTAACTTTGTTACCGTTTGTATAATAGGTGTTCCCGAAGCCAATTGTATTAACTCCAGCACTACATTTATATGCAGTTAATTTACAACCTTCAAAGGACTTAATTAAATCTATTCCTACCTGACTTGTTTTCATTTTGTTCAATAATTAAAATTACTACTATTGCTAATAATATAGCACTTACCGAGATCACTTGTTAAATGTTGTTGCGTGTTTAATTACATCACGTGTTAATATACCTAGTGTTACATCTACAATAGTCTTAACTACGGGCTTCGTATCTAATATCCCACTTGCGGTTATAACTCCCAACATCGAAACTAAGATAGTTTTAAACTGTCCTTTAAATCTGTTATCTGTTGTGCTTTCTGCTTTAATTTTGTCTAAAATTCTCATATCAATTATAAATTATTTTTGCAAATTTTCCGTTTAATGCTTCAAAAGTTGTTTGCATATCTTTTGGTAATAGGTCTATGCCCATTGCAAAAATATCGTAACAAGCTAAAATTTTCTCAAAATTAGATTTATGGTGTGTACACGAAAATATACTTTCTATCCTATGCTGAAAACTATTAACTACATCAAATCTAAAGTTTTCAAATAGTTCAATTATATAAGTCGCATCTTCGTTTGATATGCCTTTATTTAACCAGTGTGTTTTTGTTTCTTTAATATAATTTGTGTGCATCAAATACATTTCTTTTAGTATCATAGTTTTTAATTCATCAAAAGAAACTTCACTAAAATCATTATCTAAAAATTCAACAAAATGGTCAATACAAATGTTGCATTTATAGTTTGTAAAATCTTTACACATTTGAGTTTTAACTGCATCAAATTGTCTGTTTGTATAAAACTTCATAAAAAATACTTCTTTCTTAACCCTCTCCAAAGTATTGAATATATCGTGCGATTTTAAGTCCTTTATATCTTCCTCAACTTCTTTTCGGTTAATCAACTTACTTATATCTTTGTGAAAATAGTACGTTAATATACCTAAAACTATCACTATAAATAGTAAATAAGGAGGAAGGTTGATATGAGTTAAGAAATCGAACATTTTTTATTTTATTTTTTATATAAAATTACGTTCTCATTTTATATATGAAAACGTAATTTTAATATTTTTGTTATTTAGATTTAATCATATTAACACAAGAATTCATTTGAGCTTGTTCCTCAACTGTAAAATCTTCCCACACTAAGACTTTCACGTTATTTCCATTTAAGTCTTGAGTGATTATTCTCATGTTTTCAGTCATCTTTAACTGTGCAATTATCTGTCCTATTTCTACTGTTTCCATATTTTTATTTATTAATTTAAGATTACATTTCCTTGAGCGTCTGCTGTGTTTATTTGTGCATTTGTTATGCCTGCTGAATTAATTGTTGATGTACCTTTAATAGCATTTCCATACATATAAACTGTTTGAGTTGATGCCGTATAATTTATTATAGTTCCAGAATTTGCAACTTGTATATAATTATTTACTTCTACATTATTTACACAATCTCTAAATATATATACACCTGTAGTATTCCATTCATTAATTAATGTGCAATTGTATAATTTTTGAGTACCACCATAAAACAAAAATGATAATTTAACTTTTAAAGTACAATTGTAGTAATTTGCACTTGTTGAGAATTGATTAATGTATAGTGTTGCGCTTTCAATATAACAGTTGTGAAATTGAGCATTAACATCTGCACTTATAGGTCTTTCTGCGGCTGAATAAATATAACAATTTTCAAAAATTCCACCACCAGAAATCACATTTGATGTCATTGAAACAATACTACAATTAGTTATATTCTTGCCATTTCCAACATAAGCAACACCGCCTGTTGCTATTAATATGCAATTGTTCATAGATGGGCTTCCAGACACTAAATCTGCCGACGAGCCTTTAATATAACAATTACTAATTAATACCGTTCCATTATTTGCATTTACACTTCCAAAAATATAACAATTACTAATGTTTAATGTCGTTCCTCCTCTAGTTAATACATTTATACCGCTTCCAGTTGTTGATAATCCCCAAATTGCTCCACTACCATAAAACCCCCAAGCTCCTGCATTATTAACGTTAAGAAAAGCACTATATCCCCCAATATTTGATGAAGCATTAAAACATTGAATAATAGCTGATGTTGTTGTTTTTACCAAATTTATATTGCTAAATATAACGGTACAAGCTACGTTGTTATCGTCAAAACCGTTTCCAGCATTACTAAAAGTAATTGTATGACCGTTTCCGTTTATATTTACTCCATTTTTAAGAATATATGTATTTGTTGCTTCAGTAATGTCAGCAAATAATTCAATAACTTGACCGCTAACCGCAGAAGCAACCGCTAAAGCCCAAGTTGCATAATAAGTATAAACACCACTTGCATTTGATATTCCCCATATACCTCCTGATGAACCACTTGCAGGAGTTCCCCACGTACCATCATCTTTTAAAAAGTTACCTACATTTGTCCCTTTTGGAACAAATCCATGTTTAGCAGTTGTGAAATTGTTTGTAGTTATATCAGTTGTTGTAATTGTAGCATCTGAAATAACTTGATCACCTGTATTCGTTCCACTTGAAGTCCCTGACCCCGTTACCTTAGCATTTATCTGTGTTTGAATTGCACTTGTTACACCTTTAACATAAGATAACTCTGTTATACTTGGGTAAGTAGCAGTTGATAATGATACTAGATTTTTAGAAGCATCAAACCCTGATAAAGTGTTTGCAGTTGCATAAGTATAAACAGAACCTAAAGATATATTTAATTTTGCAGTTCCATCAATCCAAAAAGCAGTTGATAACCCACTTGAACCAGTTTGTACGGTTTGAAAATACAAAGATGAACCAATTGTTCCAGCATTATTTTCCGTTGCTTGTGCAAATATTTGAACTGAATCATTTGCTGAACCGCCATTCCAAGCCATCATGCCTAAAGTATCACCACTTAAAGCATTTGTTTGACTTGTAATAGTACCTCTTTTTCTAGTCATTCTAGTAAGTGGATAAACTGTCGTACTTACTGCAGTTTGAGATATTTGAGCGAAAGTATCAGAAACTATACTAACACCATAAGATAAAATTTGAGTAAATTTTGAAAGTAAAGTGTTATTTTCTCGAACCATTACACTTCCATTTCTTGATATTGAAGAAGTCTTATTACTTCCAGCATCTACAAAAACACCATCTATATTAAACTCAGTTGAGTTAGGTATTGCTTTACTTTTATAAATAGTTCCGTTATATATCCAAGTTGAGCCATCAACAGTTGAATAATATAATATGTTTGTTGTTGCTGGTGTATTTGGTGTAAAAACAACTCCAGCAGTTGTAGGAGTTAATTTGTCAAATGAAACTTCACTCGCTGGAGTCGATGGAACTACTAAAGTTTTTATCTTTTCACCAGTAATTTTTTTACTCACATACGCA